AATGTCAATTGCTTGAATTTTGTTATTAATCAATAACGGTTTCTGTTCACCGTTAATATATTTTGTACCGCATTCTATAGATAAATTTGTTTTTAAATCCGTTAAAACATATTTATATGGCGAATAGATTTTACTAATATATGCAATACATCCAGTTATCTGTTTTATTTCCTCGCTGATTTTTTTCTTCTGTTTTTTCCCCATAGGGCTTGCCTGAATACTTGTTAAAAACTTCTAATGCTATCGGCATTATTTCAGTAAACAATGCTATTTTTGCATTATTTAAAAGCAGTTTTTCTGCTATAACAACATCGTAGAGTGCCGTTCGTAAAGTGCTTTTTTCCTTATCTATTTGCATCAACTTATCTTTTTTCGTTTTTTTCTTAAAGCGTTCATCATTTTTTTTATTCAAACGTTCCACAATTTTACTTTTTTCTACCCTTATAGAATTTATTTCATCTATAATTTCATTGTACTTTTTCATGTGTTCCTCCTTGCCCATCAGAGCGACTTAAAATTGATTATGTATTGGCACAGCTTCAAGATCGTTGCACTGTCGGCTGTGATAAGCGGATAAAATCCGCTTGAATTAATAAGGACGTGTGTAGTATATCGGAACAAAGCAGTTTTTAGCCGTGCTGATTACAAGCCGTTCTGCGTCTCTTGACGGGATACGAATAAACAGATCCCCATCAATATATATACAATAATTGTATATATGCACCACGTTCAAAAATCCGATTTCAAAGTGAGCCCGATACATTTTTTTCTTCAAAGTGCGGAATTGCTCTTTGTCGATAAATGCACCGCAACGGATAATTTCGCCTGAAATATCGTAAGCAAAATTATCCAAAGCCTTTTGCTTTTTGAATTTTTCTTCAAAATCCATAACTGTAACCATCCTTTAATTTTATTTTTACCCTTGTGGGCTGGGATAGGGCTTGATCCGTTCAAACCCTTCAGAAAACGTTACTTAATCAGCAAGCTATCGCCCTGATTACTCAGGGCATAACGCCCGCAGCCTAAAGCCCTTTTTATAGTCGCTGTGACGACTTTTCAATCTTCATCGGAATTGCGAGTGAAAATTTCTTCAAGTATCGGATCTTTATTTTCTTCCATCTGTTCAAGCAATTTCGAAATTGCTTGTCCCAGCACATAACAACGAATAGTGACATCGCACCATTCAGCCCCCTTTTCTATTGGGTTTATTTCGGAACACCCAAATTCTTCGAGAGCCTCTAACAATAAATCCCAGTTTCCGTTAAGATTTTCTTCAGCCTTGTATGTGTTAAAGGTGTAACTACCGCTGCCGTTACCTGTCACACTGTCGCTGATCCAGCACTGATTATTTAGTTCTTCTTCAAGTTCTTCAAGATCTGTTGCCTTGAAATATTCCTTATTTTCGTTGATATAGTTTTCTACATCATCTTTTACGTTTTCGTAATAATCATACATATTATTATACATTTTTGTACCATCCTATCCGCCCACTAGGGGCTATGTATTTTTTGGGGTAATCCCGATCCCCCCGTGGCGGGGGATTTCGTCGCAATTTTCAGCGACTCATCAGGGGATCTTTTGCCATCCTTTATAAGTGCTTGATGTTTATTTTAATATTGTAACATCCTTCCATTTAATAGCCGGGTCATCCCATTTAATCCGATACCGGGCAGCTTTTCCGTATTCTTTATCCCAATCATAAAGCGCCCCCCTTTTTTTCGTGTATAAGGTTGACCCATCGAATGACCATCCACGGTAAATAACAGATTCGCCACCCCCCAGCGTTTTAAGCAGTCTAGCGTCCTGTGTTTCAAACGAGAAAACGTCCCTTTTCCCGTCAATGTATAATGCCTTGTAAACAATCATGATTTTAACCATCCTTTAAATATGTATTTGGGATAATCCCGATACCGCTAAAGCGGTATTTCGTCTTAATTCTCAAAGACTCATCAGGGGATTTTTAAAAAAGATAATGCATTTTTACTACATTTCTATAGATTGATAATCTATAAATTACATAGTTTTCTTGCATATAGTCATAATCATATACTTGCCATTTTTCGCCATCGTTAAGCATATATTTTTTTTCGTTGAGCGATTTTGCAATGCGATCTGCGCTACTATCAGGTGCAAAATATGCTCGTTCTGTTGAGTGAACAAATTCTTTACCTTTTTTTGCTACTGCAATTAATTTCATAATTTTAACCATCCTTTATATGTATTTTTTTGCCCAATTGGGCTTTGGTGATAGTCTGTTTTTATAGTGCTTACTATCAATACACTTGACATTTTTACAAAAAACAGCTATAATTAATTTGCTCACTACTTTGCGGCGGCTGAGCAAAACCTACAACACATTTGTTAATTCAGGCGTGTTGTGCTAATGCCTGATCTACAGCCCGGCTTTTTTGTTTTGCTGTAAATTATATAATATACTCAATATCATACCTTTATAGATATAGTATATATTTGTTTTGCTTGCCGGTCGTTTGAGCAACCGCCCAGATGATGAACGGTACAGTAACTAGATAACTTTTGTTTGCTTGTCTTTATCTCTTTACTGTACCTATATTATAGCACGATTAACCGTGCTTGTCTATACACATTTTACACAAAATAACACGGTTAATCGTGCTGTTTATTGTGCATTATACACAAAAGATATACTAAGCAACACGAAAAATCAACAAATCGTTTATTGTATAAGGTGAAATTATGATTTCAGAAAAAAAGAAAATCAGTAATAAAAAATGGAATGATGCACATATGAAGACTATAGGGTGCAGATTAACAAAAGAAAAAGCGGAAGAATTACGTATTTATGCCGAATCACAAGGATTAACTATATCAAAATTTGCAAGTTTGGCAATGCAATATTGCAAAAATAATAACATAAATTTACAGCAAGAACCTGAAGAAGAAAACAGCGAAAAGTAAACAAATCGTTGTTATTTGCTGCCTGAGTTGATTATATCATAAAATCGAAAAATTGCAAGCAGAAAAGATTATAACATTGTTGTAAATGCGCTTATTTTGCGTTTTAAACGGCTTGTAGGTATGGTGTAGTATAATTTGACTATGGTATTTTAACCGTGCTTAAATCGCATTTTAAAGCGTATTTTTGCGATACGGCTTTTTTGATATGACCGCATAGAGCACCACGATTATTTTACAGTTATTTACAATTATTCACCGTTTACAGATTTTGACATAGACATATTTACAGATTTTTACTTTGAGCGATTTTGGGCTGTTTTGGCTGATTTTGAATAGTTAAT